CTTGTGAAAATATAAGTTTAAGAGTTAATGATTCATTAATGTTTCCTTTAACAAAACAAACTTTAGAAAACAGTATATCAAGATTTAATGTTGGAACATTAGAAGAGTTAAAAGATTTTAGTATACATGAGTTTGGTATATTCTTAGAGTTAGAACCTGATGAAGAAGAAAAGCAAATGCTTGAACAGAATATTCAAATAGCTTTAAAAACTCAAAGTATAACTTTAGCTGATGCTATTGATTTAAGAAATATAAACAACTTGAAACTTGCTAATCAAATGTTAAAACAAAGGCAAGCTAAAAGAGAAAAACAAAAACAAGAGCAACAGCAACAAATGATACAAGCTCAAGCTCAAGCTAATAGTAAACAAGCTCAAGAAGCTATACAAGCTGAAATGCAAAAACAACAAGCTTTAGCTGAAACTACTGTACAAATTGAACAAGCTAAATCTCAATTTGAACTTAGTAGAATACAACAACAAGGTGAGATTGATAAGCAAATATTACAGATGAGATATCAATATGATATGCAACTAAAGCAAATGGAAGTGCAAGCTAAGCAGCAAAAAGAAAATATGATCGAAGATAGAAAAGATCAAAGAACCAAATTAGAAGGTTCACAACAAAGCCAAATGATTAGTCAAAGACAAACAAATGGTGGGGCTATTGATTTTATGAACCCATTTAATGGTCTAGAACAACAAAGCCTATAGTAATTTTTATTAATTATATATTATTATATTATGTCAGAAGAAGTAAAGACGGAAGGTGAGTTTAAAATTAAACGACCTAAAAAACTAACGTCTGAAAAAACAGAAAACGTAAAAGTTGATTTAAGTAAACCTAAAGAAGATGCCGTTCAAGAATCAGAGACAACGAAGGTTGTGTTACAAGATGGAGAAGGAAGCAAAGAAGAAGGGACAGAAACCAAAGTGGAATTGCAAGAAGTGGGAGAAGTACACGAAGAAAAAGTTGAAGAAGTAATTTCAGAGATTACTGAAGAAGTAAAAGAAGAAATTAAAGAAGAAGTAAAAACACCAGAACCAGTAGTAGAACAAAAGCCACTACCAGAAAATATAGAAAAGCTTGTAGCTTTTATGGAAGAAACTGGTGGAACAGTAGAGGATTACGTAAGAATTAATGCTGATTATAGTAATGTCGATCATGATACATTACTTAAAACATATTACAAACAAACTAAACCTCATTTGAATGAGGATGAAATAGTATTTTTGATGCAAGATCAATTTTCTTTTGATGAAGATGTCGATGAAGAAAGAGACATTAAGAAAAAGAAACTTGCAGCTAAAGAAGAAATTGCTAAAGCTCGTAACTTCTTAGAAGGTTTAAAGAGTAAATATTACGACGAGATCAAGTTGAGACCGGGCGTTACTCAAGAACAGAAAGAAGCAATGAACTTTTTCAATACATACAAGGAGAACCAGCAAAAAGCAGAAGAGCAACATAGCTTTTTTAAGGCTAAGACTAAAGACTTTTTCGGTGAAAAGTTCAAAGGTTTTGAATTTAATTTAGGAGAAAAAAGATTTAGGTATAACGTTTCTAACCCAGAAAACTTAGCTAGTTCACAATCAAACATGAATAACTTTGTAGGAAAGTTTCTAAACAAAGATGGTTCTGTGAAAGATGTGGAAGGTTATCACAAAGCTATTTACTCTGCTAATAACATGGACAAGATTGCTAATCATTTCTATGAGCAAGGTAAAGCAGATGCAACTAAAGATATAATTGCTAAGTCTAATAACTTAGACAACAAGCCGAGAGCTACGTCTAACGGCGATGTGTTTATTAATGGGTTAAAAGTAAAGGCTATATCTGGAGCTGATGGTTCAAAATTAAAATTTAAAAAACGAACATAAATTAAAACCTAGAAATTATGGGATTAAATCCTGGATTGGGTCCAAACTTGGAACCCGCACAAAATAAAATGGCGTTGGCGCAAAACTATTTATCATTTAATCAAGGTGACAATGATTTTGCTCAACAATACCTACCTGAGCTTTATGAGCAAGAGGTAGAAAGATACGGAAACAGAACTTTATCTGGTTTCTTGAGAATGGTTGGAGCTGAAATGCCTATGACTTCTGATCAAGTTATTTGGTCTGAGCAAAACAGATTACATGTTTCTTATGAAATTTGTGAGGTATTAGATGACGATACTATTATTGTTCAAATCGATCCTGATACATCAACTAATGGTGGTGTTGTACCTGCTAACAAAGAGTGTGCTATTAAAGTAAACCAAACGTTAGTAGTTTATGGAACATCTGCTGCTGGTGCTGGTCAAACTATGAAAGTATTAGTAACTGCTGTTGGTGCTGCTTATGGTGGTGGTACAGCTGGTGCTGGTCGATTTGCTGAAATTACTGTAGCTCCTTATACAGCTGCTGGTTTAACAACTGCTAATGGTGGTGTCTTCACAGGTACTGGTTCTACTGCAGCTGCTAACTCTGGTGTTTCTGTATTCGTATATGGTGCTGAATGGCAAAAAGGTTCTGATGATTCAGGTCTTTCTTCTATTGAGCCAGAGTTTACTCAGTATGCTAACTCTCCAATTATCATTAGAGATGTATTTGAAATTAACGGTTCTGACACTGCTCAAATTGGTTGGGTTGAAGTTATTACTGAAGATGGAACATCAGGATACTTATGGTATTTAAAGTCTGAGTCTGAAACAAGACTAAGATTTGATGATTACTTAGAGATGTCAATGGTTGAAGGTGAGCTTGCTACTTCAGGTTCTGCTGTAGAAGGAAGATCACTTTGGAGTTCTCCTCCAAGTCCATCAGTAGGTGATTACGGTGGTAGAAAAGGTACGCAAGGTTTATTTGCTGCTATCAAAGAAAGAGGTCATGAGTATCAAGATTTCGCTGGAACTGGTGGTGGTAATGCTGCTTTACAAGAGTTTGACGAAATATTAGCTCAGCTAGATTTTGAAGGTGCTATTGAAGAAAACATGATTTTCTGTAATAGATCTTTAGCTTTAGCTATTGATAATATGATTTCCAATGTTAATGGTTCAGCTCAATCTACTACTGATGGTGCTTCTTATGGATTATTTGACAATGATTCAAGCATGGCATTAAACTTCGGATTCAACGGTTTTAGAAGAGGTTCTTACGACTTCTACAAAACTGATTGGAAATATCTTAACGATGCTTCTACTAGAGGTTTAGCTAAAGATATCGAAGGTGTTTTAATACCAGCTGGTACATCTACAGTTTATGATCAAATGTTAGGATCTAACATCAGACGTCCTTTCTTACACGTAAGATATAGAGCTTCTGAAGCGGATGACAGACGATACAAAAACTGGGTAACTGGTTCTGTTGGCGGTGCTTATACTAGTGGCGTTGACGCAATGAGAGTTCACTTCTTATCTGAAAGATGTTTAGTAACTCAAGCTGCTAACAACTTTATGTTGTTTACAAACAGCTAAACATTATAATCGCTAGGGCACTTCGGTGCTCTAGCTTTTTATTTATTATTATTATATTATATTATGGAAACAACAGAACTTCCTACTAAAACAACGTGGGAAATAAAAGATAGAGTTTATAGACTTTTAAATAAAAAACCTTTAACATTAAGGTTACAATCAAAACATTCTGCAAGAAATCCTTTACTTTATTTTGATGAAGAAAAAGGTATGCAAAGAGAATTAAGATATGCTACTAATATGCCTTCACCATTTAAAGATGAACAAAAAGGTGAAGCTACATTAGGTCATATAGTTTTTAAAAGTGGAGTATTAATTGTACCTAAAGAACAACAAAACTTACAAAAGCTTTTATCTCTATACCATCCAAAAAGAGATACTACTTATGCTGAACTAAAGCCACAAGTACAAGCTTCAAATGAAGTTGACTTTTTAGAAGCTCAAGTTGATGCAATGATGATGGCTAGAGATTTAGATGTAGAACACGCGGAAGGTATATTAAGAGTAGAAATAGGTTCTAAGGTATCTGACATGAGTTCTAAGGAGATTAAAAGAGATATACTATTATTATCTAAGAAAAATCCTAAACTCTTCTTAGAGTTAGTTAATGATGATAATGTACAACTTAGAAACTTTGGAATAAAAGCTGTTGAGCAAAGATTTATAAAATTATCTAAAGATAATCGATCTTTTACTTGGGGTAACACAGGAAGAAAAATAATGACAATTCCTTTTGAAGAAAACCCATACTCAGCTTTAGCTGCTTGGTTTCAAACTGATGAAGGTCTAGAAGTTTATAGATCTTTAGAGAAAAAAATGAAATAACAAGTGATTATAATCATAGGAGGTCGCGGTTGGCGGCCTCTTTTTTAAAATATTTATAATGGCGATAAGCGTAAACGATGTATATCAAACGGTATTAACTATACTGAACAAAGAACAAAGAGGATATATGACGCCTTTTGAGTTCAATAAAATATCTGCTCAGGTTCAATTAGAAATATTTGAAAAGTATTTCGAAGATCTTAACCAGCAAGTAAGAATACCTCAAAGCGATGTTGATTACGCTGATCGTGTATTTGCAACTGAAGAAAAA